CATCTGGTAGCCAATCATTAGTATAATCGCCACGTGAATAATATTCACTGTCTGGAGTTAAAAAACTATTTAAACTAGATACTTTACCATCTACCGTGAATGAACCTACTATCCCTCCATTTTCAGTAAATAAAACTATATATCCAAATGGTTTTACAACAGGACACGGTAAATTAATAGCTTTTTCTCTTTGTCCATTTACCCAATAAGTTCTACGGATTAGATTATATCTTTCTAAACTATAATCTATATCATTTGGAGTAGGTTGATTTTCTGCTAACTTATTTCCCA